TGATCGTGCCACCATCGATAACGATGGTACATGTTGCAGCGCAAATTACCGCGCTGATCGCGCCGACCGCGAAATCGCAGTCCTCGTAGATGTGGCTCGCAGCCGCACCGACGGCGGCCTCACCATTGACGGATCCGGTGAATCGGCAGTCGACGCAGAGGATACCTGTCGCGGCATCGCCCTCGGATACCAGCGCCTCCGCCACGTTAGATCCGTGGGTCACATCACAGCGCCGCATGTCGAGGGTGCCCGACTCTACGCGGATGATTTCATTCACGTTTGCGACGTCAGCATGAAGCATGCTGTCCAGGATAGTGACCGTGCCAGCAGTGTTGTCCATCTCGACGGCAACGCCGCCGGTAGCACTCGAGGCGATCTCACATCCCACGATCGTCAGGACGTCCACGAGCGTGCCGGTGAAGTGCAGTGCAACACCGGCTCCGTCGTCGATCAGATTGATCCCCTCGAGCTGGACTGTGGCGTCTGTCACGGTCATTGATCCGACGATCCCGACTGCTCCGGGCGAGTCAGATCTCAACGTGAAATCTTCGCCTGCCGCGAAGGCCAGATCCTCGGTATAGGTCCCGGGTCTGATGTAGATCACATCACCGGGATTGCTCGCCGCGATGGCTGCCGCGATGGTGGCATAGGGTTCGGACTCAGATCCGTGCTCAGCGCCAGTCCAGGCGCCATCCACGTAGGCGGCGGCCGCGGGCTTTACGTTTACCGTGGAATGGATAGTCATCTCTCGATCTCCTTGTTGTTGCTGTCAGATCCCTTGTCGTTGATGATGCCATTGAGCAAATCCAAAATCAATCTCCCAGTGACCGCCACGGGGAAAATACGGCGCCGGAGTGCATGAGATGATAGCAGACCTCGGGATATACTGGGTGATCATCGATATTGAGGGTCGCGTCAGATCCATATCCAAGCACCACCTGAGCGAGCGGCAGATATGGATATCCGCAGCACTCCCAGGTCATGCCTTCATCCGAGGAAACCCAAAAGGTATTACCGTCTTGTGCGATGAATGTACCGTACCCATCGCATACCAGATCTACAGCGGCGCCGCCAGCAGCATTGGCCAGCGCTCCAGCGATGAGCACCCATGTCGCTCCATTGTCGTCGCTATAGGCCACGTCTCCGGCGATATTCCCTAGCGTTATCACCCATCTCTGAGTCGTACGAGAGTATGCCGCCGAGCGACGATCGAAGGTGCCAGCGAGCCCGTGAGCTGCGTTATTCCAGGCCGCTCCATCGCCAGATCTCCACGCCCTATTTTGGGATACCACAAGCCATGTCGGGTTCCCCGGATCGCTCGGCCCGAGGGCTCCGGCAGGGTGTAGCGAGTGCCAGATCCCCATGACATCCTCGCCAGCCACGCCGCCATATATCACGGCGGCCCAGGTAGGCAGCCCCGGGGGAGCGACGTTACTCCCGGCTAGACTCGCGGCGGCGCCACCAGGTCGATCTCCTACCAGCCATAGGGCATTGGCTGCGCCGCTGGTCGCCCGATCACACGCGATCGCATACCACTGCTGTCCGGCGGCCCACCCGGCACCTGGTGCCGACCATACTCCAAGTGCATCTGCATGGCGGACCTGCGCCCCGCCGGCGGCGAGATGCGACAGCACCATGATACGCCCTGTGTTGTCGCCATCGGCGTCGAGCCGGTCGGCGGCGCTCACCAGCATGTTACACGAGATCGGGGCGGCCCAATAGGTGATCCCTCGCGTGTAAGTGCACAGAACCCATGGGGGTCCAGCCGGATCCATGTAGAAGCCGAAATGCCACCCGTTGACCTGATCGTATGCGTAGGCATCGAGTGTCGCGCCGACCAGATTTGCTCCGGTGCCGTCCGAGAGTAGCAGCGAGCTCGCCCGCATCCGCGAGGCCGCCATCTGGGCCAGCCCATTGCGGTGCAGGAGGGAGTTGAGGACCTGCGGAGCAGGCCGGATCTGGGCATAGTATCCTTCGGCCGCTTGCGCTGGAGTCGGCATTAGTTTTGTGTCAGATCCAATGTCCGGTCCGACGGTCCACAGATCTCCAGTCGCCCACGGTATCGGTCCAGGTTTCATTTCGCCGCTCCCGACATCCTGCCTCCGACGGCTCCCAAGAGATCCGCGAATCCGCCGAGGACTGATGCCTGATCCGCCCCCGCGACGTTTGACATCGCGAAGGTATCCGTTTCAGGTAAGTTACTGTAGATCCATAACAAATCTACGCCAGCCGGCGCCCCATCAAGCACGAGCGACCCGATGATCTCACCGTGGGTCATGCCGGTAGCGTCGAGGCGGAAAAAGCAAGGATACGCTTCGTCCGCGTAGATCTGCTCGGTGACTCCGACGATCTCGAGTAGCTTGAGGAATTCCTCAAGCGTGCCGTCCATGAGGTTCACGAAGATCCTGCCGAGGATGATGATCCGATACTCATCATCGGTGAGCGTACCTCGTCCCTGGCCGACGATGACACCGAGGGTGTCGAGCTGCTCACCGATGGCGGTGAGCGGCCAGATCCCAGCCAGCACATCCATTGACACGTCCTCGATGGACTGGAGCTGATCGAGCAAGATCCGAAGGAACGCCTGGATGCGCGGCTGAGATCCTCGATACTGCCAGATCAGCCGCGCGAGCCCCGTCTCGGGATGATCATCTGGAGCGATGTCGTCATACCAAAGCGTAGCTGTCCAGGTCGCGGTCATACCAGCCACTCCCCTACGATATTCGCCGCGTCCACTGCGATAGATATCCTCATACCGTTATGTATCTCGGCTGGCCAGGATGTCAGCCTGATCTGGACGAATGTGGGATTCGCCCCCGGCGAGCTCGAGATCTGGCCGGTGAAACCAGCCTGGATGGCTCCACCGACCATGGCGGCATAGCTGCGTCCATCTGCCAGATCTATCGTCATCGCGATGGACGCTAGGACGATCCCGAAGTCATCATGGAGCTCGAATCCAAAGTATGGCAGCTCGGTCGTGAGGTTGATCGGGATCTGGTTGTGTATCGTCGGAGGATAGAGATCTACCCCGACATATCCGAGGAGAGTTATCTGCCAGTCCAGCACGCCGACGATAGAGGAATACGGGTAAAAGTCGATGTATCCAGCGACATCGATCGGGACGGCGACGACGCCCGCATATCCGGAGGTCGCATACCCGTACGAGCTAGATCCGTTGTACAGCGGCAGCCACGACCACTCGTTTCTGGGATCTGCGCCCGGGCGGAAGGCTATCTTCTGGTCCCCGGCGGCCACGCCGAGCGGGCCGTAGGCGACCTCGCAGATCGCCAGCCCGCCGCCGACCACACCGGTGTCCACGGTATGCCAGATATTTCTCGCGGGATTTCCTGAATAGATGATGTTATTCACCCAGTTCCATTCATCAATCTCGGCGGCGTAGCAGTAGATTTCTTGGGTGTTGCCGACATCGGACGAGATCTCGTAGGCTCCAGCCGCGTCGGTGATCGCGAGCATGGCCTCGATCTCTGTGGTCACTGGAGACGTCATGCCGTGGCTGGCGCCCATGTTACTCGAGGTGCCAGATCCTGACGCATGATAGGGCAGCGCTGCTCCAGTCGGTCGACAGGCAACCTCGTAATTGCCGCCCGCCACCACAGTGCGGCGATGGCGCATGATGGCCAGAGATCTGGCAGCGCCCACCGCTGGCGATGCGTCGACCGCGGACCATGGCACACCTATCGCGTAGGCCGCCGATACCATCGCTGGCGTAGACATCGACGGGACAAAGTATCCTTCGAGGACGAGTTTTATCGGGAATGCTCCGTATCCGCCCCAGTCTTTCCACTCGAAGATCCCGTCGGATCCTGTAATGAAAATGCCAGTATTGCGGTGCAGCCCGTAGAGCATGATGAACTGGATGCCGTGATCGCCAACGTAACTCAGCTCCGAGGTGTAGGCCTCGCCGTTGGGCCGCGCGCAAATGGCTGCGTAGGTGCCCGTGGTCCGCTGCGCCGATATCAGACACACCGCGCGCCTCGACCCCACGATGGCCGAGAGATCTAGATCAGTGTAGGCCACAGGGCAATTTCCGTTGTAGATCTCAACTCCGCTTGGTATCCAGTATCCCATCTTTACCTACACCAGATTTATCGTGATATTCACAGCCGCCACCGTCGGGATTTCCCTAATACCTACAGGAAGATCCGTAACAACATTCGGGTTTCCCACCACCGACCAGTTGAATCCGTCGACGTTCAGCACACCGGCCGCGAGTTGGAACGGTAGCGAAAAGTAACGTGAATATACCATGTAGCCATAGACTCCACCGATCATCAGATTCGCGTCCGACCACGCTGCGATTGCCGCCGCCAACGCTGTTGATCCGGTGTATTCATCGGGATCTACCAGCAAATTATAGGTCATTTCATACGCTACTTGGGTCGCGCGAGTGAACCCGATCAGATGATCGATCCCGCTAGAGTCAGCATGAGTCACCACGGTAGACCCGTAGGCCTGGATGCCGGCTGGTTTTTCCAAAAAGATCTGCTCGGCGATGTCGGCATTGGCTACGACTGGAGCTGCACCATCCCAGATCAGCGCCTCGATCGAGTGAGGCGGCATGCCGTTCCCCGCCGCCCATGTCTCGCGCTCGAGCACCTGACACATGATCATCCCATCGAGATTCACGAGGGCCGCGCGGATCGCGTCGACGCTGCTAGATCCGCCTAATGTCGTCTCTAATTCTCTCCGCAATCGAAGCTCAGCGTCCGTCTCCTCTGCCTCTCCCATCGTCGCAGCCGCGGCATTGGTGACGCTGTTCCACCCCGCCACTGGCGTCACGATCACCGTGATCGTGCCCGCCAGCGCTTGGATCGGGCCCGTCTCTGATGCTCTGGCGAGCACGGTATAGTTGCCGGCGCCAACCGATGTACAGTCCACATCAGTGACCCATTGGTTGTCGAGATCTCCGGTCACGGCCGCGATAGATCCGGCTGGTAGCGTCGTCAGCGCGTCGAGGTTGACGGTCAGCGTCACCGCTCCATAGGTCGCATCAGCACGATAGGTGCCCGTGATAGACGACACGGCGTCAAGGCTCTGACCCGTCGCCTGTCCCGGATCTATCGCGGAGTGGATAGACTGGAGCAGCTCGGCCACCGCCTGGACGCGCTCGAGGAGGATGTCGGTCAGTTGCCCGGTCGGCTGCTCTGGCGACACGTCCAGGATTGCGCTGATCTCGGCTCGGAGGGCGGCCACTACCGCGGCCCGCCTGGTCTCGTAGTCATCTATCGATAGGCCGGTGATCGTCAGCTCATCCGCCATAGGGCATCTCCACGATCAGCGGTTCGTCGAGATCCGCTGTAGTCAGTACCGTCCCCAGATCCGTTGTGGCCACCAGATCGATCGTCATGGTCCGGTGCGTCGCGTCTAATGTCAGCTCGAGGGAGTCCACCGAATCAACGCCAGGTGTCCCCTCGGCGACCTGCTCGATAATCCGCCGGATCACATCGATGCTCGCACCCTTGACCCACACCTTTTCTCGCCACGGCGTCCCCACCCTCTGATCCATGTACCACTCACCACGGATCAGTAGCAGCCGGCATCTGATCCGCTGGAGTACCATCCGGGAATAGTCCTCGGCGTCCGAGATGTCAGACCCGATCCACTCGAGTTGTCCAGAGTCATCGAGGTAGAGATCTCCGACGAAGGGGTTCTCGGTCGATGTTGCGGTAACTATACGCAGATTACCCATCTAATCCGCCACCGTGACAGCCGAGGACTTGGCCGCGATCATCGCGGCCTTGCATGCTAGGGTATCCGCCAGAAGCGCCGCGAGCTGTCCGGTCACGTCGCCTCCCAGTGCAGTTATTACACCGCTGACGGCCGAGCAGAATATGTAGACATCCTCGACATATGTCTTGATCGCGTCCTCGAATTTGTCCCCACAGAGCACGGGTTCCGTAGAATTCCAGATCCCTAGCCTCAGATCCGTTGACGGCACCACCATTGATCCGGCTGCCAAACTCCGCGGCGCCGTCCATGTCGTCAGTCCTGGCACGAAAAACGCCGACGACAGCTCGTGCTGGGCCACGCTCTCGGGCGTCGAGATCTCGCCCGTCCGCCACCATGTCCGCCAGTCCTCATCGGCGATCACCAGTATCCCACCCTCGCCTACCTGTATGTCCCAGTAGGCGCCGGGGAAAATCACCGGAGCATTGGGGACCACGGGCCGCTCAGATCCATCCGTCTTTTTCGTCGCGATCCTGACCTGGACCACCTGGTTGATCCGGTCATATTTCTCGACGATCCCTGGGTGGCACACACCGATTTTTGACGCATGACCTTCCAGAATCTGGGTCATTACCTCGGGCATCGATGGGCTTCGAGTTGACATCAATACTCCCTGATCTCGAGATCAGCATACCAGTCTTGACCGGCGCTATCCCCGAAATATCCGACCCTGTAGCAGAGAAAATTTCCAGCCAACTCTGAGGACTCAACTGACACCACCCGCCCCGGGTACAGCCCTGGGATCAGTAGAGATTTCACGGAGTGCGACACCTTCCCGGTCCGCTGATCCTTGGCTCCTCTTGTCGGAGATCCTATCAGCCCGGTCCCTGGCGTCAGCCTGATCGCCCTCGTCTCCGCCGGCTGGCCAGATCTGCGGAGCTGGAGAACGCCCGACTGGACAGACCAAGCCAGCGAGCACGACCGGCAGATCCGGTCAAGGGATCTCCAAGCCGGGCCGGTCAATACCGTGCCGCCAGCGAATATCGACCCAGCATTG